TTCTGCGAAACAGTCACAAACTGGTAAAGAATAAATTTTTGCAATTTCAATAATTCTATCTCTAAAATCTACTAAAGTATCACCATTAATATTTGGAGTATCTGTTCCAAAATTATTAATTAGATCTCTTTGAATAGGAGTCATTAAAATTATTTTTATATTTGGATTATCATTTAAAATATGATTTAATGCTGTTCTATATGCACCTGTAAAAGTTGAAGTATTAAAAGTAGTATCTGAATAATTTCCTAAATCTCCTAAAGCAACACCAGTTCTTGCGTCATTAACTCCAAAAGCAATTGTTACTAGATCAACATTAGAATAATCTCTTGTTAAAATATCTTCTAACATATTAACAATAGTATAACCTTCTGCACCATAATTTGTTAAATTACAATTTAATTTTTCTATAACATATTCTTGATATCCTTTTATAATAGATGTTTCATAAGGTGTGTATCCTTCTGTTGCTTGCCAAGCACTTGAAGCTTTACCATTTCTATTTGTTATACTGTCACCCTCACTTACATAATTACAATTTATTAATGAAGTAGATGAAACAAAATTTTTAATATCATCTATTTGATTTTGTAAGTTTTTAGGATTTTTTATAATTTCAACATATACATTTGGAATTCCAATATTTCTATAAGTAACACCAATATAACCATTAAAATCTATATCGTAAGAAAAATCAACTGGATCATTTCCTGTTCCTGTTTTTAATCCCTGTAATAAGTTTCCGTTTTCATCACATTTAAATATAGTATAAACAGTACTTGCACCGTTTATATTTGAATTTAATTTGTTTCCATTTTCAACTTGTAATGGTGCAATTGTAGAATATCCAGAAGCCACAATATATTCTTGATTAGTGTTATAATATCCTGGTTTCCAATTTGATGTATTATTTAAATTTACTACACCTTGAGTTGCATTTATATTTTCTTTAAGTTTTGCAGATAAATCATTATAATTAATTTCACTAAATTCAATTTTATAATTACTTATACCTACAATACTTTTTGCGGAATTAACATATTGTGAAATATCTTCTCTAGGATCTTTAACAATAATAAATGCGTAATCATCACCATCTGTTGATATTGTATAATCACTTGTAGAATAATATCTTAACTGTGTATTTCCTTTATAAATACAAAATTCAAAATCTCCAGCTATTGAAATAACATCACCAGTTTTTAATGAAACACCAAAACAAGAAATAGCATTAGCATTTGTTAATATTGTAACACCGTTCCACGCTCCACTTTGCCAATTGTTTGATATTGGTTTTAAATTATTTTCATAAAATTTAAAAACGCTACTAAATCTGTTATTATTTAAATTTTCAGGATTTAGTGAATTTAATCCAATACCAGTTGATTGATAAGTACCGCCTACAGTCCATTGAGTACCATTATAAAAATACCAATTTCCATCTGTAGTATTTACATATATTCTAGTAGTATCTGTCATACCACTTATAGAACTTGCAACTAAAGGTGAACCGCTTGCAATAGAATTTACCCTTGATGCAATACCTTCAATAGTATTATTTATTTCATTTTCAAAACTTTCTTGAATAGGATCTACATAATTTTTAATTAAATTTGTGAGTGTTCCGTCTGTTGCCATTTCATCAAGTTTATTATTAATTTCTTCTTGCACATCTAAATTTTCGAAATAATTATCTACATAATTTTTTAGTACAACATAAAGTTCTTGAAGTTCTTGAACTGCTTCTGCATTTGTATTTACTGCAGGAATAACAGTATCTTCTAAATATTTACATAACCAAAGAAGTTGTTCTTCATAAGTCAAACTTATCATATAAGAAGTTGGAAGATTTCCTATTGTGCAACAAAATTTTGCAAAAGGGTTTAATTTTCCAACAGGTTTTAGTTCATTTAAATCAGCCATTTTTTAAATTCTCCTTTCTAATAAATACCCATAAACAAACTTGAAAGTTCGTTTATGATTTCCTCATCAATAGCAACAATAATTTCTCTATATTCTTTAACTAAACGTTGGTTTGTAATAATAACACCGTTGTCACCTTCTTCGTGACGAGTAAAACGTTCTATTGTATTTGATGAGCTTTGAGCGTTTGTTTCATCTTCAATATTTGAAGATGTATCACTTTGATTTGTTTGTGAAGCATATACTCCAGTATCAAGATCTTGTTTTGTAATTCTAGTTTGAGGTGTATCATTATTAATATTATAACCACTTGCGGTATTTGTAGAATTTGAGTTTGAAGTTCCTTCACTTGAGCCTTCAATTTCACGTGTATATTCTTCTGTAAAATCCACGTTACTTAAAGGATCATATTCTAAAAAGTTTGAATAAATTTTTGGAAATTGTCTTTCCATTATTTCTTGCATTGAAACTTTTGCATAATGTTTAAAAAGAGCAGGAGTTTCAAAACCAATTTCACGCATATAATAATGATCTACAATTTTTTTGGCTAAACGATCCTTAGACCATACGTCAAATTTTGTAATTTGTTCAATTTGAACAGGTGTCAAATAATCTTCTATATTATAATCTTTAAACCAATTTTCTACTTCTGCACGTGTATATAATTCACAAACACGGCGAAGTTCAATAGTATATTTTGCCATTATTCAATCACCTCTTCTTCATTAATTTGATCGTCTAAATTATCAATTTGTTTATAATCATTTACAATACTTTGAGCATTTTTAATAATATTGTGTAGATCTGAACGAACACGGACTGAAATTTCTTTATCTGTTCCAGTAAATCCAAACTTTTCATTAAATTGTCTACACGCTTCTTGACGTGGTGCTAAATAACTTTGAAGGTTCAAATTTATGAGTTCGTTATTTGAATTTGCTTCATCTGTAATCAAACGTTCTTTCTTATCTACCATTATATTATTAATTCCTAAAAAGGTCAATGCTTCATTCCATATTTCTTTTTTATAATCTATAATTTTATCTGCAATAAATGGAGCTTCAGTTTTAATTGAACGTAAGCTATCAGGATTTAAGTTTTTACTATCTCCAAAAATAACAGGTTTATTTCCGTCATATTGTGAATATACGTTTTCCATAGTTAAACGTTGTTTTTCATCTACCAATAAAAGAACTGGAGTCTTTTGTGCTTTAATATTGACATCTGCCGTTCTTTCTGCTTCATAAAGACGGTATGCGAATAATTCCATAGAACCTGCAGTTGGTGTTCTATCCCAGTTATTTTGAATAAGAATACATTCGTAAAACTCTCTTTGTTCTTTTTGTGCTTCAGTAAGTCCTTTAATTAAACCAGTATAAAGTTTTCTATTTGAAGAATATTCAAAGGAATAACAATTTAAATTTACAGGTAAGCCATAAATATTAAGATCTCCATTTGTACAACAGTTTGTGTTAATAAAACCATATTTTTTATCTTTTAAAAATGAAGCCTGTCCGTTATAATAAAGGCATTTTTCAAGCCACATTGCATTCATTGATTTAGGTAAATTCACCCATTCAAAAACTGAAAGTGCAACTTTTTTAAAACGTTCTAAATAATCAATAAATGTTGCGTCATTTACTAAAAGATTATCAACAAACTGGTAGTTATGCCTCATAAAACTTTTACGTTTTCCCATTTTATTTTTTCTCCTTTCTATCTATTATTTTGTGAATAATCAAGAAATGTTGCAGGATTATGCCAAAAAGTAATTCCATTGTCAAACATTTCTTTAATAGTTTGTAAATCATATTGTGGAATATTTCCAAGAATATTTGCACCTTGAGTTTTTATATAATTCCAATTTGGACGTGAATTTATATTTATATTTTTCAATTCGTTTACTGTGTAGCCGTACATATCGAAAAATTGATCAATACGTTCTGCAAATTCTCTTTTAATTGAATATCTAGTAAAAATATTATTATCCATTAGATCATATCCAAGTAAAGTTGCATTTGAACTTCCCATTTGTGCATTATTTGGAAGCATTTCTTGTTTTTCAATTTGAGCCATTACATTTTTAACATAAAATTCGTGATCTTTATCAAGTTTAACTATATCTAAAGAAGAATTAATAGTTCCTGCTAGAGCATTTGTTGCTCCTGAAGCGTCCTTATTAAATCCTGCCATTCCTGCTCCTGCAATATTTCCTAAAAGTCCACCAATAGCTTTCATTCCTTCTAAATTATAATTGAATTTTTCTTGTTCCATTTGAAGTTTAATTGTTTCACTATTTTGAGCAAGCCAAATATTGAAAAAGTCTGTAATCCACCCTAAAGTAGGATAACCTTGAAGTGTAACTAAATCTGAAAGACTATCTCCTGAAGCACCTCTATAATTTTGTGGAATAAAACAAATAGTAGGATTTTGTGAAATTTCACTTATCATTTTAAATATAGGTGTTCCATTTGTAAAATCTTCATATCTAAATATTTTAGAACTTCCATTTGTTGGATTATACCCTAAATATAAATATGGGTAAGTTCTTAATTTTTGATTTCGTGGTGTATAGCCGTCTAAAGTGGAAGGTGTAGAAATTAAAGTTTTAGTAACTGGATTTGCTTTATAATCACTAACAAACCACCAAGAAACTCCACTTAAAATATCTTGTAGACTCCAACCATTAAATCCAATTAAAGCGAAAGCTGGAACAGTAAATACAGTAATAATTGCGTCACCGTGTCCTGCACTATTAATTGTGTGTAATGCACCTTGTAAGTATTCAAAGGAAACTATCCAATAAAACATTCCGTTTGGAATACCATTTGCAATAACGCCTTGACTTGAAACAACAGGTTGCTGAGTAAATCCGTCTGCATTTGGATCTCTTGAATAAGCAATAATAGCAACAGGTATTAAATCATCAAAACTTGCAGTTCCTTGAACTTTTAATTCTCCAAACTCTAAACCTTCAGGGATTAAATAATTTCCTGCTACATCTGAAGAAACTGGAACAATTTCACGTTCTACGAATGAATTTTTATAAATTAAATCAAATTGCCAAGTTTGAAAAACATCTGTAACAATTGAAACTTCTGTTACACTATCATTTATATATCTCATTGAAGTAATAAAAGCATAGAACCATTTATTTGAGTAATTATCATTTTTATACATACAATAGTTATACATTATAATATTATCAATATGAGAATTAAAACGAATAACATTATCTTTTCTTTGATAACTTGCATTTTGATCTTCTACGTATGGAAGTGATAAAAAATAATTCGCTTGAGCTTGATCATTTGCAAAAGTAATCTGATGTTTATTAGATAAAGTTAAAGGACTCTTTATTAAACGAATATCTGTATCAGGTTGTATTGCCATTTTATTTTCTCCTTTCTATAAAAATAGAGGAAGGAAGTTTTCATTCCTTCCTCTTTTAGAGGTAAACAAATTTTAAGCATTTGCTTCAACTGTAACTGTAACAGTTCCTGTTACATTTCCAGATGTTGCAGTTATAACTGAAGTTCCTGTTGCTACTCCAGTAACTTCAACTGTTTTATTATCTACTTTTCTAACAGTAGCTTTTGCAGTTGTACCTGAAGTAAATGTTATTTCAGAAGTTGTTTGTGCTGGAGTTGTATCTAATTTTAATAGAATTTTTTCTCCAACTTTAACTTTTGGAGCAGTTTCTTCAAAGCTCATAGCAGTAACTGGAACGTTTGGAAGAGCAGTTGCAAATACTACGGCATTACTAAATAATGAATAACTATACATTCTAACAACATTTAAGTAATATTGCCAAGTTCTGTTATTTGCATTATAGAATTCGTCCATAGTAGTTTCTTGTTCTTTAATTCTGAACCAAGATTTATCAGCTATCATTCCAACTATGTTTGAACCGTCATAAATTAAATTTCCTTCATTATCGTATTCGTTAAAGTCATTTACATAAATAATATTTCCTAAAAGAACGCTTCTATCAATATTAAATGTTTGAGCCAAAACGTTTACGTCAAGATAAGCTCCAATGTCATTTCTAACAAGGAAAACTATATCTTCAGGATTAGACCATGTTAAAATATCACGTCCATATCCACCAACTTGACGCCAAGCATTAAAGTTTGGTGTAGGTGTTAGCATATTTAAGAACATAGTTCTAGCTTTTGTTATAAATTCTTTAGCTAAAGCTTCAGTATTTGGATTAGAAATAACTTCAACTCTAACTTGATTTGAAACATAAGCAGAAGAAACTAAACCTTTTGTTAAATTGTATTGATCAATATAAGCACCATTATATAAACTTTGAGTCAAACCGTCAATAAAGTTTTCAAGAGTAGACCAAGAAACAAAAGCGTCTTTAAGTTTAGCTCTTGTAATTGTAACACAATATTGAAGATCAGAGTTTAATTGATGATATTGAACTTTTACGTCCGCGTCATATCTTGCAAGTAAACCTGCAAAATCATCAACATTAAATTTTCTACCCCTTGCAGGATTAATATGAATTTCTTGACCAACAGAACCAAGTGGAATTCTATCACCTTCAAGAACACGCAAAGGATTATTGAATAGTTTTATATCTACTTGAGTATAAACTATTCTTTGAACTAAAACGTTCATAAATTCATTCATAACATTAGGATTATCTAGTATTGGACTTGCAAAACTTCCAATATCAGAAGTTGGAAGAATTTCAGGAACATATCTATGATAAAGCGTATTGTTCTGAATACTTGTTTCTCTTATTGAATTAAGAGAAGTTCTTAAACCTTCTGGAATTGCCATTTTAAAAATCTCCTTTCTATAATATATACTAAAATTTTACAACAAAAACAAATTTTTGTCAACTATCTTTTAAAATTTCCTTTTTCATCAAAAACAGATCTATAATCAAACGGTTTTGGTGGTTCTTCAGGTTTTGTTTCATTTTTATTTATTAAGTTTTCTTCATTTCCCATTGCAACTTGCTGAAGTAAATTTCCGTTTGTTGTAATTAGAGCTTCTTTATCTTGTTTTAATTTTGCAATTTGATCATCTTTTTGTTTCATCTCTGTATTCATTGTTCCATTATCTGTGATTAATTTTCCAAGATCATCTGCAATTAATGAAGTATTTTCTTTTCCAAGTTTATCTTGAATTGATTTTGTAACTTTTTCAAATTCTTTTTCAGTCATTTTTTATTTTCTCCCTTCTTTAAAAAATTATTCTTTTCTTTATACTTTTATATTTAAGCCATTTATTTTTATTGTTTGTAGTAGGTGTAGGCGGTGTTGGTGGGGTACTATCCCATTTTACAATTGTACCTCTTGTATTTGGAAAACCTAGTGGCTCACAAGGATCAACAAAACTTGAACATTGCCAAGCTTGAGTGGTAGAAGCTTCCAAGTGCAAGTGTGTGCCTGTACTGTTTCCTGTGTTTCCCATTTTTCCAATTATAGTATTTAAATTTACTCTATCACCAACATTTAAAGTAACACTACCGTATAACATATGACAATATCTATAATATAGACCAGTTCTATTATCTAAAATTTGTACTTGATTACCTAAAGCAGGTGATGTACCTTGACTTTGATTATATACATAAACAACTATTCCATCATCAGTAATAGAGTATAAATCAGGATTTTGAACTGCAACACCACTTTGTGGAAAATCAACACCAGTATGGAAACCGCAAGAATAATCAGGGTCTACATTTCCATAAGGTTGCCCAACCGTACAATCTATATGCATTGGACTGTATTTTGTTGTATATTCTGCCATTTTTCTACTCCTTTTCTAAAACATCTTTTAACATCTGTGCTATTTCATCACTTTCGTGTAAAATATCTCCATAAAGTGTATATGCTGTATAAGGTTTAGCTTCTAATCTATCTATTATTCTTTCTATTTCTTGTTTCTCTTTCTTTGTCATATCTACTCCTTTTCTAAAAGTGTTTGCAAAACTAGTATTTTTTCACCTCTTAATTATAAGTTTTTGTCCTACATAAATTAAATCAATATTTGTTATACCATTATCAGTTGCTATTTTATTTACAGTTGTTTTAAACTTTTTAGCAATATTACATAAACAATCGCCTTTTTTAACAATGTAAATTTCTTGTTTTTCAGTATTTCCTTTTAATATTTCATTTACTCTTTTTTGAACTTCACTATATAAAGAACCTAATTTTTGTTTTCTTTCTTCACCATTTCCATATTTTCCGTTTATTACATCTTTAGCTAATTGTTCAATATTTGGAGAATTATCCACAGAGTTTTCCACATTTTCCACAAAAGACGCTTTATCATATTGTCTTAAATTATTATTATCAATTATTGACATTATTGTATTTATATAAACAGGACTTGTTGCATATCCACCATTTTTAATTGCAGTTATACATTCTGTTGGATTATTTGTGAATAATGCTTTTTTGTATCTTGAGGAATTACAAATTAAATTAAAGTAATCTGCAACACTTTCTTCAAAGCTATTATAAGCTCTAAAACAGTCAACTATATTATAAACATTTCCGCTATAATATTCTTTAGTTCTTGCATTATAAACTTTTCCTTTCCAATTAGAAGTTGCTTTTATTCCAAAAATAGCGTTTGCTTTCATCATTAAACTAGATGATCCCCAACCAGTTTCACAAATAGCTTGAGCTATAACCACACTATTATAAAGAGGATTTCCTCTTTTTGAATTTTCATTTTGTATTATTGGTATAATTTTATTTAAAAATTCTTGTTTTGTCATTTATTTTTCACCTTCCTTTTCTTTTATCTCTTCCGTAAATTCTTTCAT